GTGCGGATGAATCCGTTCTTTTCTGCCTGACGCATGGCAAGATCTGCCATGCCTTTCACGAACGGCACCTTGTCGTGATACTTGCCTAGCAGTTCGGTCGCCTCGTCCACCTCGATGTCCATGACACCGGCCAGCTTCTTCTTGCCCATGCCGTACATGATCCCGAGGTTCACGGTCTTGGCTTCCTTGCGGCTGATCCCAGCAAGGTCCGCCACCTTCTGGTGGAAGTCGGCATTGCCTTCTTGATATTCCGCGACAACCTCTGCAATCATCGGATGTGGATCCTTCAGGGACGCGCAGTAATGGGCCAACCACCTCGGTTCTTGCGAGGCATAGTCAAAAGATCCCCATTTGTGTCCCTCTTCTGGTATAAAGAGACCACGGATCATCTTCTTTATTTCTGGATCTCTGGCCGGGATCTGCTGGAGATTCGGGTTGGACGAAGAAAATCGTCCGGTAACTGTGCCCCCTTCATCTGAACGAAGAGGGTGAAAATCACAATGGATACGCCCGTTATGAGAATGCTCGAGTATAGTCTCGATAAAAGTCGTGTTGGCTTTGTTAAACTCGCGAAGACGTACAATCTTCTGCGCGACAGGGTGCGCGTGATTCGCAAGAAATGCTTTTGTAAAGGCGGGAGCATTAGACTTTTCTGTCCTTTCGTACGTCAGCCCGAGCGAATCGAACGCCTTTGCTATCGATGTGGCAACCCATGGCTCCACAAGGACGCCGGTCTCTGCCTTTATTTCTTTAAGTAGTACGTTCTCGCGGGACTTTAGTTCTTTCCTGACCTGCTCTGCACGGTCAATATCAACACGGACGCCGGTCTCTTTCATATCCAGCAGCAGCGGGGTAAGAGACGACTCCAGTTCAAAGATGCCAGTGCACTCGTCCTCACGCAATTCCTGTTCCAGGCGATCCCACAGGCGCAACGTAACTGCCGCATCCTGCTCGGCGTACGGGCCTACAAACTGACTAGGCAGTTGCCACATGCCAGACTTAGGATCCACACCGAAGTATTCGGCTGCTCGGCGCAGCATCTTTTCATTCTTCCACTCGCCGAGATACTCACCAGCAAGGCTGTTCAGGTTATAGTACCGGCGGTTCTCGTCGAGCAACGGCGCCGCCACCATTGTATCGATCACTCGACCCTGTACTTCGATGCCAGCCCAGCGTAGCCAGCCCAGATCGTACAGCGCGTTGTGCATAATCTTATCAATGTTAGGCGTGGCTAACTGTTTTTGCAGCCAGTTGACCACCTTCTTCTCCGAGATATTCCCACCGCCTTCATGACGTACGGGATAATACCCCACAAAATCCCCAGCCGCGACAGCGTAGCCAATGACGTAGCCGTCGTCACGACACCAGCCGGGTCCGAGCCGTGTCAGGTTTGGATCTCGAGTCTCGAGGTCGATGGCGATGCGGTCGAATCTGGTCAGGTCAGGGAAGATAGATGGTGGAGACCACGGCTCTTCTACACCAGCCGCCGCCACTTTCTTCATCTCCTCCACATCAAGAACATCTCCCTTCTTTTGTAGAGGGAAGTTGTCTCGAAAGTCAGGGTGCTTTGTCAGGCTATGCTGGTGTGTCTTCGCCATCGTTCGAAATCTCTCCCCCGAGTGCTGCGTACCCGATGATGTCTACCCACGAATCGTCTTTGTGCATGTCTTGAGCAAGGCGGGCCAACTTCAGGCCAATCATCATCGCCGTCACCTCGGTTGCCGTGATCTGTTTTAACAGCTTCGAGCGAAGCAGCACGTTCCAAATCGCGGCGATGCGTTCATGGTTCAGGACTGCCGGACCGTAGTCCTCGGCCCTCGGACCGTTGATTAGTTCCTCTGCTTCCCGCAAGAAGTGTTCTCTGTTCTTCATATCGCATACCTCACTTTACCGGATTCGACGACGTGCAGGTTCTGCCGGGCGCGAGTGGCGCCGACATAAAAAACCCGCGCCTCGTCATCCGGGTCGTTCTTCTCGCAGGTCTTCGTGGTCTCTGTCAGTAGCAGGACGTTATCCGCCTCGCCACCTTTTGCTTTGTGAATCGTCGAGAGACGGATCCTCGGTTTCGCATCCCCCAGTATCCTCTCGCCACTCCTCCGGATAGAGGCTATGTACAGTGCCTCCTTCTCCGAGGCCCGCAGCACCTTGGTCCAGTGCATCTCGCGCGATACGAGCATGTTGCAGTTCTCGATAAGTTCGTCGAGAGAGTAGGCGATCTCTGGGTCTAAATTGTTGAAGCGTTTTTTCCCCTGGCGGTTGATAACTTCCTTCCTCAAGTACGAGCCAAAAGTCTTCATCTCCAGTGGGGTAAATTTTTCGCCTCTGCATAATCGGATCCATACCTCCAGTGCGTTCAGAGTTTTCGGGGAGATGGACCAACCCGAACCTTCACGCCAAAACACGAAGCCTTGGTCCTTGAGGTCGGAGGCGATTTTGTTAACGATGTGATTCGTACGGCCAAGGATAAGCCACTCGCCAGTTCGTAGGTCCACGTTCATGATATCATGATGGAACTTAACGGAGCCAGCGTGATCGTTCGGATCCCAGCTTTTATCTTGTCGCACTGCCACACGACGGATAATACTCTGAGCCACATCGTAGATCGGCTTGGGTAGACGATACGATCTGTCCAGAACGGTGACATTTTCAGATGCGTTCATGAAGTCCTTCACGTCCACACCCATCCACGAATAGATGCACTGGTCATCGTCGCCCGCGTAATAGATGACCTTGGACCGTGGAACTAGAACCTCTCGAATCATGCGCCACTGCAACGGCGTCAGGTCTTGCGCCTCGTCCACAATCAACAGGTCGAGGTTCGGGCCTTCGCCGCCGAGGATGAACTGCTCGATCATATCGACGAAGTCCACCTTGTCGTGCACGTCCTTGTATCGTGCCAGTGCGTTCTCAACCAGCCGCAGTTGCTGCCGGCTCATGCTCCAGTGGGCAGACATGTCAAACTCTCGCTCGGCAGGAATCTCTGCCGCCCGCGCCTTGCTGATGATGTTGATGTACGCATCGCCACCGACACCGGTAGCAAACATCGGCCCATCTTCCATCTTCAGCGCAGCGTGTGCCCGGAACTCGAGTCCGAGCGCCTTGCCAAGATCGTTGTAGTCAGCGCCGCGCATGACATCCTGCTGCTTCAATCCAAGGAACGCGAACGCCATCGAGTGCAGAGTCCGGAACCAGACAAGCTGCTTCTTATCGTAACCGAACTTCTCTTGTGCACGGGACAGTGCCTCGTCTGCTGCCTTGCGGCTAAACGAAACAAACGCAATCCGTGTCGGATCCATTCCGCCTTGCAGCGCATCGTCCACGATGTTGAGGAGAGTAGTTGTCTTGCCTGTGCCCGGTGGGCCAAAGATTGCCTTTTCCATCAGAACGGTATGTCCTCCCCTTGTATGTCGATGTCCGGAGCTTCGACCTCGGAACTGAAGGCAGGGATATGCCAGACACGAACTGTTTTCCACTGGCTGTCAGAGCCTTTGAAGCTCTTTGTCCCCGACGCCTTACCGTCCGGGTTCAGTTCCTTCAGGCGCTCCTGAATTTGACCACGGCTGTAGGTGTCGAAGCGGTTGTTCCGCAGGTACTTGATCAGGGATTCGATACGGAAGTATGTCAGCCCATCCTCGGTCCACGGCTTGCCCAGTGCCAGTTCCTCGGGACTCGCAGCTTGAACCCTGCCGGTGCAGAACTCTTCGAGGAAGTCCATGAACTGACCCTTGTATGTCAGTTCCTCCGGCACCTCGATCTCGCTCATGTCGGACATCAACATCGTGACCATAGCCTGCCAGTCGCCCAGCTTCATTAGCGGAGGCATTTGATGGATCTGTTCCATACATGCCTTCTGGAACTTCTGCGGTGTCTGTAGCTCCTCGGTAATCAACTCCACACGCTTGCCATCAACGTCGCAGAACCAGACCGGCGGCTCCGACTTGACCACGCACAGCCCAGTGATGTCGGCGGCGGCGCTGCCGTTGCCGATTCCGAACTGCTTCATCTTGCACAGGGTCTTGTTGCAGCGGGACTTGAACGGCTCCTGCTGGCACAGGTACCCATACTCTTTTTTCTCATGCTGCTGCTGGATGATGACGATCTCAGACGCAGGCAGCGGAGGCTGCACGTGCGCGATGTTGATCTCTTCGAGTCGGGACTTCCAGTTCTCCGGCTGCTCCTTCTTACAGGCGATAGCCGTACCGAACATTACAATGTTCCGTGTGCCCTCCGGTACGCCGTCCGAGAACAGACTCTGCATGCACGGTGGGTATTCCATAAACTCGTCGAGGCTGCGCCCGAGGGACAGTGTAACGAAAGCGTCTGGAGTACACCGTCGAGCTTCGACAAGCTCTAGGAACTCCTCGATCTCCGCTTCATCACCATCTTCTTTAACTGCATAGCGGAGCGTTTGTTCCGAATCAAAGTACGGAAGGTTGATAAAGTTACCAACATCACCACGCTCGACCAGAAGCTGCTCCTGCTTTGGGAACACTTCGCAACCACCGTAGCCAAGAAAGGCACTGATCTCACCCGCCTTGTCACGGAACTCGCCAGCCCCGATCTCCTCTGTGAAAAAGAAGAAGATATGTGCGCCACCTGATTTCGAACGACAGACCACAGCCGGGATATCATTGTCTCGTAGCCTCTTGTCTATCGCTGCAAGATCGAGCGGATACTGATCGATGTCGAGTGCACCAAAGGAGCACTTGTTGTTTTCCTTAATCGGGATCGAGCCAACACCCTTGGCGCCGTCAAGATGCCCTTCGATAAGTTCGAGCGTGAGCGGCTGACGTACGATAAAGGACTTGGCCTTCTGCTTACCGGCTCGACGTTCTTCTGATATTTGTGTCTGTCCATGTGCTGCGCTGAATCCTTCAAACGCAGCCATGAACCGTTGTGCTAGGTTCATACCTGCCCCCATTAAAAAGGCAGGGGGTGATTAACAGACAAACTTAACTGGGAAAGGTGCCAGCCCGCCGGATCTGTTAATCTTGCCGCAGCCCCCTGTACTACGGTCTTCTCCCCGGCGGTATTAAAAGGGGATATCGTCGTCCGTGTTGCTGGATGCAGCGTTCGACTGCTTGCTCATCTCATCCTGTGTTCCAGCCTGTGTCTGTACTTCACCGGAACGGAACGACTGGAAGAATGCCTTCGCAGCGTGAAACGCGGAACTCGGGACTTCGGTTGGCTCAACACGAGAGACAGCGTAGTTGTACCACGTGCCCTTGTCGTTGCTCTCCGAGATCACAGTCAGCTTCCAGGCGGTGCCCCACATCGGCGGGTTGAACAGTCCGTTCGGACCATCGTACTGAACCATACGCATCTGCGTATTCCAGCGACGGGACACCTTCAACTGTGTCTTCTTCATGTCGCAGATCGCCTGCTGGGTATGACCAGTCTTAGTGTCCACAATCAGCACGAGATGCTGTGCCGAGCGGACAAGCTCGTTACCCGAGGGCAGAATCTCTGCCGTGCCATTGCGAGTGGTGTTCTTTACATCCGGAGAGTTGGCATCCAACTCTCCGAAGAAGCCGCCACCAGCCTCACGCAGGCCGAACTCGAGATACTTGACGGTGTACCCACACGGGATCAGGACAACGCCGTCCTCGCCGTCCCAGACCTGCTGGGTAACGGTATTGAACAGGTCACCTGCGGATGCGCCCTTGATGAACTTGGCGTCACCCTTCTGCACCTCTGGCGACAGAGGCTGGAGAATCCGCAAGAACGGAATCTGCATATCCTCTGTACCAATTGAATCCATGCCCTCGCCTGCAAACTCTGCCATGTCAGCAAAGATTGTGGACGGTGCGGTTTCTTTCTTATCTGCTACTGCTGTACCAGCCATTTTTAGCTCCTTGAAATCTTGGCTTCTGTGCCAACAAAAACCCCAAATGTGTCGAAGTCCAAATCCTTGCCGGCTTCGATTCTGTTCTTGACCCACGCCTTCAGGGTGGACGGATGTACGTGAGTCTTTTGTGACGGATCAAGACCGTACTGTTGCCGGAGGTCTTCGACCACCGAGCCAGCCATGTTGTCTTGTCCTGCTGAGAACGAGATCGTCACATCATTCTTGATGATGTCACCCTCGCCAATGGAACGCAGATAACCGAACGCTTCCTCGCGCTTGTCCTCTGCGATTCGCGCGTGAACGAACTGCCGCAGCGTAACCTTGTTACCGTCCACGGTGACACTGTCCATGCCCATCTCTTCCATGAGCATCGGAATGTCTTCTTCGTTGATCTTGCGCTTTTTAAATTTTAGATCTTTCAGAAACTGTTCTGCATCTGCGATCTGCTTGTCGATGTCGATTGATCGACGGATGAGATTGGAGAGGTCACTTGCCCCCTCCTTCTGCACATTGTCAAACTTGTCGGCGTTGACTGCCTCTTCTTCGAATAGCGAGAACACATCGCTCATCACTCTCTCCTTCTAGTACAAAGTTTAACCCCTTCGGGTGGTGGTGCAGCCCTGCCCACGGAGGTAAGCGCGGGCTGCGGCCAGTGTGATACACCGGCAAACTTTTCAGGTCAAGCGGCTTTCTTCTGCTCGTGCATCTTGACCATGTGCGCGATCTGACGACTCACACTTCTGTCACTTTCCTCGGCTAGTCTTTGTAACTTCCTGTAGATGTCAATGGAAACGGCAACCGATTTGTACTTCGTCTTATCCACGCTCTTCTCCTTGATTTCATTCGCGAACTGATGGAAACTTAACCCACATGATTCGGGGGAGTCAAGTATTTAATGGGAATTGATCACAGGATCCGGGATGGATCCCAAGCTGAACTGATTGCTGCGGCCTGGCTCGTGGCACAGGGGTGCTACGTCTATCAGCCGGTGATGGCGCAAGGTCCGATTGACCTTATCGCCCTTGCGCCTGACGGGCAGATGCACCTGTTTGATGTCAAGAAGGCCAGCAAACGAGAGAACGGAACCTACATCTCGCGCAAGCTGCATGATAAACAGCGGCAGATGGGCATACGTCTTCTGTACGTGGACCTCGAAACTGGGTCTTGCGCCTTGTACCCGCATCAACTCTACGCCTCCATGTCTGTGCAGCACGAAGCCATTATAGAAAAGGCTGCTAATCGCCACTGGCACGGGGGGAGAGTTCCAACCATTGGCGGACTTCTTCACCCAGAGCAGCAGCCGACAACTCAATCTTCTTCTGCAACGTCTTCACAATGTGAACATCAATCGTCTGCGGAACCATCAAGTCCACATACAGAACCGGATGATGCTGACCAATCCGATGCGCTCGGTCCTCTGACTGTACCCTACTCTCGAGGTTGAAGTCGTTGGCGTAGTAGATCACGTTGGTCGCCGCGTGTAGCGTCAGGCCCATGCCGGCTGTCTGCGGGTTGCCGACAAAGAATCTAACGTCGCCCTCTTGGAACTGCTTTTTCGCCTCTTCACGCTGATCGCTGGTGGTGTCGCCAAAGTATGTGACAGTGCTGTCTGGTCCGTACTTCTTCTTCAAGGCAGCCTCGATCTTGCGGATGTCGTATCTGAATCGCGACCAGATAATCACCTTGCCTGTCATCTCCTCTATGCAGTCTAGCAGCGCATCGATTCGATAGCTTGGCACCTCTACCAGTTCGCCGTCGTCAGTAACCAGATGACCGCACAGTAGCTGCTGAAGTCTGATCAACTGTGTGATAGCGGCTGGCGCCGACACCAACTCACCACTGTCAAGGATCGCGATAGCCGCCTTCTTGAGCGAGTGATAGTGCTCGACCTGTTCCTTCGTGAGCATCACCCGCCGCGTGGTGTATATCTTCTCCGGTAGGTCTAGGGCTTCGTCCTTAGTGACCCTGTACGAAAAGCCTTCCAGTTTTTCCGATAGCTCTTCCAGATTCCTGTAGCCCACAACCTGATTGAAAGAGTGTGCCCCCATGCGCTGCGTACGAGTGATGGCATACCTACCTTGGAAGGAGTAGTACGAGTCGAATCCGAGAAGCCTCTTATCCATGAATCCGCACTGGGCGTATAGATCGAGCGGCGACTTGGTGACTGGTGATCCGGTGAGGATTCTTTTATATGCAGCCTTTGCACCGAGGAGGACCAAGTTCTTAGTGCGTTTGGCTTTGGGGTTTTTGATTGTAGTGGACTCATCAACAGCAAGTAGGCTTTGCCTGCCTTGAATGAACTTATCCACGTACGCTGGTAGCTTCTTACTCGCGAACCCTTCCACGTTTGCCAGCAGGATGCGGAGGACACCACGCTCCTGAAGACCGGCTTTGAGACGTTCTGCCTGTGACTTGTTTGGATTCGGATTCCATACATATACCTCGTGCGGAATGTCCTCGGGGAAGTGGACGGGAATCTCCGACGTTTCCCAGTTGCGGTAAACACCTTTCGGCGCAACAATAACCGCTGTGTCAATTCGGCCCTGCTCGTAGAGCCACACCATGTTGTCAATAAGCACCTTCGATTTGCCACAACCCATCTCCATAAAGTATGCGTAGTTTCTTTTATCGTAGCTGCGATCCAGTGCTTCATGCTGGTGAGCATACGGCTCCGTCTTATACTTGAACTTCATCCTCGAACCTCGAACCTTGGAACTGTACTACGTTGTATCGCGGGGATTCACGCAACAGCTTTTCTAATGTCTCGCGTGTGCAGCTTGATCCACACGCTTCCAATGCGTTTATTGCTTCTTCTAATGATAGGTTGCCATCCATGTAATCAAACTGGATACGCAACATTGATGCGACCTCACTCATCTGACGCCCCCAACATGATCCCGAATCGTGCAGCCTCAAAGTACCAGAAGATTTCCGCCGGATCGTGAACCGTGGTGATCATCTGTATGGCTCCGTCTTTGTTCTGACCAAGGATAATTATTTCCTCGAAATTTTCTGCGGCTGTCGCGCACACGTCCGGCACCGGCTGTCGCGCTTTCTCGACTCGATTGATTGGAAAACTTAATACATTGTCTGTCATATCGCGCACTCCCCTTGGCAACAGTCGTCGATCACGCTGCCACATACAGCGCATTGTGAATGTCCGTGAACCTCAATGCGCCCAACACCGCCGCAACGTGGGCAATGGTCCTGCATCTCCTGTTCGTGAATCTTGGAAAGGATGTCATGACGTTTGTCTTGCACCACATGGTGGCGACGGATGTCGCGCCAGTTTGGATCACGTTGCTTCATGTCTGTTCCTCGACCTTCCGGCACACAATATTTATAACCACTGGCTCGGCGGAGTTCGCGCTCATTTCGAGAAACATCTTTTCCTCGTTGCGGTATGACCACGCTTCGCACATGGCTGGAGTCTCGAACCGCTCGTTGCCGTACCGCATGTAACATTTGTTGACAGGCAGTCCGTTTACATCTGCCGCGAAACAGACAGCTATGATCACACCAAACATCTCAGCCCCTCAGAATCCTGTCGAATGCCTCCATGACTTCTTCGGCCCTGCCCGGACCATAGTCGTCCGGATACTCGGCGATTTTGTCTAGCATCTCATCGACGCACCACTCGATTACCTGTACGGCGGTGCTCCATTCCATGCTCTTTGTCGGTGATGCCTCTGGCATCAGTTGTGTCTGATCCATATCAAACCTCCTTGTATATTTGTGATGGTACTAGAAAATCCCATGCTGTGCAATTCCGTCCATCACTGTCTGACTCTACCCATCGACATCGTCTTGCCGATAGGCGTTCCATGATTCACCTGCGTTCCTCGAACCGTCGGTCCGTTGACCGAACCGTTGTGATTGTACGGCCCTCGGTACGGCTCTTCTTGAAACGAGAAATCAATCTTGTCCCGCGCCCCGAACATGAAATCAAAGTCCGGATCAAGGACACCTGAGAAATCCCCCCGCTGTAGTCCAAGACTGTGAAAACTCATCTCCACACCGCCTTCATTCGGACAACAACGGGGCGATCCTCCTCATCCTGCGCCTTGCCACTTCCTATCCTGAGTCCGCAAACGCGGCACTCGGACCTCGGTTCTTCGGGCAGGGCAGTGTTGCAATTCGGACAGCAGCCAAGCGCGAGGCGCTTGCCCATCGTCCCGTCTCCTTTTTCAATCGTCACTGTCAACTCCCTGATACTCCACACGGATACACATCGCTTCCTGATTCATCGGCATAGCGTCCCAGAAAATTTGGGTCGCCGCCACATGACACTCAGCTATAGTAGCGTAACCGCCGAGGGATTTGGTGTCGAACGAATCCGAATCGACACCATACCCTGTCACTAACAACAGAACCCAGACGACCTTCACTGCATCGTCTCCTTCGGTTTCTCGGGTTTATCCTGCCCCTCGTCGGGCATCCAGTGGGTTACGTCGCCGGTCAGGAATCCGTAGTCGCAGGAGAACATATGCATCCCCTTCCACTCCTTACCGTTCTCGTCCACCCAATACCCGTCGAAAGTCCCACGATGCCTGCCCACAGGCTGGAAGTAGTACCAGACTTTCTGGCCCTCTTCCGGCATCGCGTCTTCGACAGAAATCCAATCAGTCATCATCGTCCTCCTCTTTCACATCTTCGGCAAACACCCAGTCAGCCCAGTACGAACCGGTCTTCTGCGGCGGCTTGAAATCAAACTCCTTATGCAGCGTATGGATGATCGCCTCTATCCTCCGCAGATCAGATAGCCACATGTCGTTAGTTTCCTCGACCGTGTTCTTGATGTCCTTCAGATCGTTGTGCATCTTCAGCAGCATCATCCTCATGTCGCGCGTCACGCGCTTGTCATATACACTCACCTAGAATCTCCCTTCTGTAGGTTTCGTCTTCATAGGCACACTCGTCGCAACGAATGTCCCCAAAATAGCTGGTATGTTCCCAGCATCTCTCACCGCACTGGTCGCACTCGACGCCACGGTAATGGTACAAACAGTGTTCAGAATCGTGGGACATACTCCACTCCCTTCCTGTGCAGCCGCTTGACGTACATGTACCGACGCCAAGCCGCATCGATCTCATCCTGCGGTGCCTCGTCGAAACAAAGATCGCTGAAGATTCGCATGAGCCGACGAACCTCGTCGGCCACATGCATGATCTTGGGGTCAGATTTTTCCACGGAATATCTCCTCAAGCCTGTTGATCTGTTCCTGCAACATCTCAGCCGTCTCGTCCCGTCTCCTTGGAGAACGCTGACCTGTCATGTCCTCCTGCACCTCGTCATAGACTCGCAGATTCGACGCACCGTGCTTCGCGGCCCACGAATCTCGGCTCATCCACATGGCATCTTCTTCCATGCCAATCAGCCAATCACTTACCTTACCCATTGTTTTCTCCCTGATACTCGTAGTTGTAGTTGTATTCAGCATCCAGCCAGTGCCATGCCTCCTCGTAGGCATGATCCCAGTTTGTGTGGTAGCCGGTGGCTACGTCCTCGTCGGCGATACCTTTCGCCCAATGATCGAGGCTAGGCTCATGGTCGAGCGGCAGTTCTTCCATTAGTCCATCCTCTCGCCATCGATGTACTCGGCGTTCGGCCACTTGTAGTCCATGCCGTCACCGTTCTCCTCGGCAGTCGGCTCGTATTCGACAGGCTTATCGTCCTTGTCCCACTGCACATGCAACAGCCCCCACTTGATCCAGAAGTTGTGGGCGTGTGCAAGATCACGCGGCTCACCCTCCTCGTCAGCAGGCCAATCTTCGATCTCCTTGACCTCCCAGAAATGTGTGGCCTGTACATGGTACTCGGCCTCAATGATCCTCGTCATCTTCTGCCTCCCTTATTTCAATGGTGTCCTGTGCATACTTGTCTGGGATGCCGCGCTCATACGAGACATCAAACATGTCGTTTGCCAAATCCTCTGCCGAATCTTCGTTTATGGCACGAACCTCATACGTCTTTGTCACCGTCGCGCGAATCGTCACTTCATACGTTTTCATATCAATAGTCCTCCCTCGGCTCCGGATCAGACCAGACCTTCTCGCCTGTCTCGCCATGATATCCCTCGTTGTACTCGGCAATCTCCTCGACGGTCATGTGTTCGGACTCCACAGTCTGACAGCCATGGTCGCTGTACCAATGCCAGTGCGGGTTGTACCGCCGACCATAATACCTGTCCGCTGAACCACGGTCCTTGGGACTGCCGTGCTTCGCATCACCACGCACCCACGGCGGTGCCACTCGTACTCGTTCAGTCATTCCAACCTCCTCGTTGTAACAAGCACAGTTCCCCGCAACTCGATCCGTATGCTCACAAATCCCGTCGTCGCACTGCCAATCAATTTCGTTAGCCATAGACCGCACTCCCGAACAAACCTGTCTGCACGATCTGGTCCGCAATGTCGGCGTCGATGTCACAAGTGTATGGGTCCATGATCGACAGCTTGATCTCCGGTGGCAGATTGTTGATGCCCACCGTGATCACATCGAATGACATGCCCTCGGTGATCTCGGACTCGCCGGACTCCCAGTCATCGGCATTGTGGTAGATTTTTAGCGGGATGTTCTTGATCAGATCGGTGCCGCTCTTGATGTCAGGCGTATCACTGCCGAAATTCCAGTCAACATGGTCGCGGTTGAACTCGACGCGATCAATCCAGTAATTGCACCCGCCCTCCAGTGCCGTGACCCACACAGCCTCGGCAATCTCAGCCCACGCATCCCACGAGGGGTTCGCTTGGATGATGATCCGTGGCGCACCAGTGTCCGCCGAAAACTCTACCTTGTTCATTACGCTGCCTCCTTCACTGCATAGGGTTGAACGCGGTCAAAGAACTTGCCCACCTCGTCGGCATTGCGAATGCCGGTGAACCACTTGTTGTCATGGTGGACAGCCCAATCACCGTCGGGGGATATCACGAACCAAGAACAATACTTGATCGCACCACGCGGCCCGATGCTAACCATCAGATTGTTGCGGCTACCAAACTTGGCCTCAACAATCGCCACCTTAATGTAGCGATACCGCGTAACCTCAACCGTGCCACCCAGTGCCTCGGTCATGGACTTCAGATTCTCGATGATCTCATTCTGCTTTTTCATGTCGTCCTCCTTAGACGTACTGTCTGTCTTTTACTTCGCGCATCAGAGCGCAGGGAATTTGCTGAACAGGACAATCGCGAATGGCCTCGTAGGCCGCGATCTGTTCAGCGCGGGTATTGATCTCGCGGATCACATAACAATAGCGATCCTCGAAATAGCCTCGGCAATCCTCAACCTCGCTGGCGCATGTGTGCCAGTCGGCCATCATCCACGAGACCGCATGTTCGCGAGTCTCGAAACTCGGATCGTTCTGATAGACACTGCCGGTCTTCCGGCACTTGATAAAAATTTCAAACATAGCTTCTCTCCTCCGTGAAACTTGAACCTCGGTCCTTGAACCGATATAGTCCCATGCAGTATTGCATGATCAATGACAGGCATACGTCGCCCGTCGAAACGTCTGCTATAAACGATGTCAAATTGCGCGGTTCCCGAACCCTCGAAAGGGAATCGGTACAAGGTAAACAGTACCAATGATTGGATAGTCTCATATTATCCCATGCCATACAAGAGAAAATATTAAGTGTGTTCGCTCCTATAGCTTTTTCCACACGAAAAACTTTTTGGAAAAAATTTTTGGGAAATGGTGTGTTGAGTGTGTTGAGTGTAAAGAGTGTTGAAAACATTGACAGAATCTCAACACACTTCAACACGTTCAACACACTGCGAGTCCGACGCGCGCGACCTTTTGCTTTTGAAAAACAAAAACCCACAGAAAAACCTATAGGGGGCTTACCTTGCCAAAGAAGACCGCTGGCCTGACCAACAGGCAAAGAGAGTTTGCTAGGTACTACGTCGAGGGGCGATACAGTAATGCCGAGTGCGCTAGGCTGGCTGGCTACTCGCCCGACGCCGCCAAGCAACACGCATACAAACTGCTGGATGGTACGTCCTACCCTCTGGTCACTGATCTGATCAAAGAACTGCGGGAAGAGCGGGAGCGGAAATACGGCGTGACCCTTGTCGGTCAACTCAAACGCCTTGACGAACTGTCGCGCGGGGCAGAAGAGTCTGGTCAATTCTCTGCCGCCATCAATGCGGAGAAGATCAGGTCCGCTCTCGGTGGCTTGACCATAGACCGGCGGGAACAGAACCACATCCACCAGCTTGATCAACTGTCGCGGGAAGAGATCGTCGCCCGACTCGATGATCTCCGCAAACGACACCCACATGCCTTTGACAACATGAAGAGGGCTGAAGATGCCTCGGACAGAACGCCAGCTATGGAACTCATTGAGGCAGAAGCTACCGAAAAAGACCCACTGCCAGCGGATTGAGAACCGTGCCGGTGAGGGTATGCCGGACGTATATCTGTGCATGGATGGTGTGCCGGTATGGGCTGAACTAAAAATTACCAAGAATGACCGCTTTACCATCTCAAAATCCCAGATTGCTTGGCATTTGGGGCATACACGGTGTGGTGGTGTCAGTTTTTTCTTGGTCCACGACCCCTCTACGAGGCTTGTATTTTTGTTTGACGGTGGTTTAGCGGCCAAGTTGCACGGTTCGCGGCTCTCGGTCCTGCGTCCTGCGGCCCGCTGGTATGGTGATATAGGCGCTGCGCCCTGCGCCCTGCGTCTCGCGGCCCATGAATCGTGGATCGCGGCCCTCGATCCTGCGTCCTGCGCCCCTGCGCCCTGTGATGATGGCGCCGGCAGCACGAACGAAAACAGGGACGGGTTGTAACCCGTCCCTGTTTCCCGGAGGAAGCCCCTAGTGTTTGTGGTAGGATACAGTTTTAACACCCCGATCCCAACAGGCCCGGCAATCGCCACACTTGCCTTCCTGTTTTGGCGCCGGGCACTCATGCCCGATTGGTGCCGCGTCTTTGATCACGGCGCTGGACCATTGCCACTTGTCCGGCGGTGCCTGGTCGACCATCGTTTGAGACAATCGCAGAACCGCATTGTCCGGCAATGGTTCAATCTTTAGCGCATCGGCCCAGATTTTGTGTTCTTTGGTCGGTATCCAATGGCGCTTATCCGGTGTCGCTTTGATCACGTCAATAATATTCAGCGCCATGCGGATATCTTCAACGTCGCCACTGTCAAACCAGCGGAAAAATTCGGACCGCGTCCGGTTCAGCAGCGCGACCATGCGCGGGACAAAATCGATAGCGTGGAAAAAATCCTCGCGTTCTTCCATTTTGCTGACCACGTTAGGCATGCGATACATACCCTTTCGGGCATAGCAATCAAAGCATACCGAGCCGGGCACCTTGGCGAGTTTACTGCCAGTCTTGCACTTGAAAGCCGAGCGGGAAATTGACTTGCCCGGCATTTTTGAGACGTTTGAAAGCATGGTTTAAACCTCCGTGTTTTTCCATGTCCTAAGATAATATCAGATAATCCCACTCAATCAAATAAAATAATCCTGCGTCCTGCGTCCTGCGGCCCGCGCCATATGTATGTGGACCGCAAAAAACTAGGGCCACCGAATGGTGGCCCTAGTCTCCGGAGGGACCGGTTACAGGATGCCAGGCACTAGGTAGTCATCCCATGCATCTTCTTTAGCGCACTCGATAGCTTCGTGTGGCGTGAGGCCATCCTCGTAGTAGTCGCGCCATGGTGCGTCTGGTAAATCCTCGACGCCTACACCGAGTTTGCGTGACACGATCTCATCGCACGTGTTGTACCATCCTTTGAATCTCATCTGTCTATCTCCGTTTGGTCCGTGTTTCCCGGGCGGGTATCCAGCCCGCCCGGGCACGGAGGATTAGTCTGTGGGCGCTATGCGTTCCAGCTCACCCTCGACATGCTCAAGCTCACCGATATGGTGTTCGATGGTGTCGAGCTTTGCCTCATCGGCAAAGTCATCATCCATCATGGCGCATGTCACTTCCTCAAGCATGTGAATAGCCTGACTGATCAGCCCATTCGCTTTCTGGATTTCATCTGCATACTTCATTTGATTACCTCCGTTATCGAGCGATATTGCTCACCTAAATAATACCAGAATATCCCAACTAATCCAATAAATAATAGACCTGCGACCTGCGACCTGCGGCCCGCGCCATATATATGTGGGCCTGCGACCTGCGACCTGCGCCGAGGGGCGCCCGCGCAGCGCGTAAGAACGGGGGCCGCAGCCCCCGCTCCTGTTGTTACTCTCCTGTGATCTGCTTCAACTCGCGCAGCGCCTCTTCGTACGCCTCCGCTGCTTCGTCCTTGCGATCTGCGAGTAGCATCATCGCCATGAACTCGATCTTAAACTTGGCGCGCTTGGCGCCCTCGATCATCTCTTCCTGTGTCATTCTTCGCCTCCGTGTTTGGCCTCGAGGAAGGTGAGGCATTTCATCAGTGGTGCGAACGGGTCGGTCCGACCTTCTACCAGCCTTCCGTTCAACACCACATTGTGGAGCCGGTCAGATAGCTCCCACGTGCAGTAGTAGCCAGTGTTCAGACCGTGCGACTGTCCGAGTTGATAGTGGTATTCGCTGGCTTCTGAGCCTTCGAACTCGGGCAAGCGTACCGTGATCCAGTAGCCCCATGAGTATACGCCGGGCCGTTCTGAGTAGATCTCGAACTGGCATGTCGATTTTCTTGTGAACAACAATCTGTCCTCCGTTGGTTGGCGGGGGCCGAAGCCCCCGCGCAGTGGTTAAGCGATCCGGTAGGCCCGACGACGGCCACCGTATGGTGAGGGCTGGACCTCGATCTCCGTCCCGCCGTTCCGCAGGTCGGTCAGCAGCGTGTGGACACTGCTCTCGGTCAGCCCGAGGAACCCGCCTAGCTGCTCGATGGTGAACCCCTCGCGGGCGTTGGACAGAAGCTCGATGGCCCGCCGTCTGGTCTTGACGCCCATCCGGAACGTCACCGTCTCAGGTTCGTCATCGATGATGACAGGCTGGGGTGCCGGCTCCTTGATCTGGATGCCGACGACTTGGTTGTCCTCGATTACAAGCTCGAGGGTTGTACGCTTGATTGACATATCGTACCTCCGTTATGTCAGGTTACCCGTTTCGGCCTAACAGCCATCATCAGGGGACAGCACACACTGCCCGACGGGTGGGGGGCCGAAGCCCCCCAGAGCTAGTCGTAGAGCTTGACTAGGTTGTTGGTCTCGATCCAGACCTTGGCGCCGCAGGACAGGGGCTTGTCTGGGCTGTAGACCAGTCGGGCGCAGACGACGCCCTCTTCGTCGTAGATCTCTACGGTCTGGGCGTAGTTGTTCTTGCCCTTGCTCTTGACCGTGAAGACGGGGTTCCGCTCTCCGGTCTTGCCGTTGGCGCGGATCACGTGCTGGTTAACGTGAATGCGGGTGATAGCCATGTGTACCTCCGTGGTTGGCTGGGTGGGGGGCCGAAGCCCCCCTAGTTGTTAGGCGATCCCTTTGACGTGGCGCTTGACCGTGGTGACCTTCTTGTTCTTTTGGAAGGCGGCCTCACCGTGGATCTTGATGTAGTCGGCCTTGGATGGGGCGCTTTCGCGGGTCGTCTCTTCTACGATCTTGAACCGCTGGTCGTTGGCCTCGAGGATGCCCGCCTTCAGGGCTTTCATCTCGGTCTCGATCAGGGCGGCAGCAGCGGAAAGCTCCTGCCAACGCTTGACCTTGTCGGTCTTGCGGTTGGTGGTGATCAGGTCGGTGACCTGCTGAGTAAATTGCGTTGCCATGATGACCTCCGTGTCGTTGGCTGTTTCGATACCTGAAAGGTATCCTGAGAAAGATGGGAAACACAACCCCTAAAATGGGATAAAATCAATTATCTTTTAGAATAATTCTAAACTAGCAGGGGTTACTGGGGCGCTTTGCCAATGCCCGCGCTGCCCGCGCGACCCCCCACCCCCTAGATTTCGGGGTGCTAGGCGCCGTCGTGTCGTGTCGTGTTGGGTTGATAAATTCATTGGCAGATATTATCGTTCGGGCATGTCAGGTG